CGTGCTCGAGGAACTAAAAAGAAAAAGTAATGGCAGATATTAAAAACATGTTGGACCGATATGGACTAGCTGGTGTTAATAAGCCTAAGCGGCAAACATCAGGCGGCAAGTCGCATGTTGTCCTAGCTAAAGAAGGCGACCAAGTTAAGTTAATTCGCTTTGGTCAAGCAGGTGTTAAAACTAACCAGACAGCTGGTCAACGTGAAGCTTTTAAATCTCGTCATGCTAAAAACATTGCTAAAGGTAAAATGTCTGCTGCATATTGGGCAGATAAAGTTAAGTGGTCACCGAGTAAAACTGCATCGCCATCTAAAAAATGGGTAAAAGGATCCTAATTTGGTCATGCTAAAAACATTGCATTGTGCAAATTGTAGGCTGTTTATTGGGCAAATAAAATTAAGTGTAGTCAGTAAAATACTGCATCTGCATCTAAAAAATAGGTAAAAGGTTCTTAATATGAAAAAGCTAAATAAATTAGGAGTAGAAAACTCTTTGTGGAATAACATCAGAGCAAGTAAAGGCTCAGGCAAAAAGCCTACAAAAGAAATGTTAAAGCAAGAGAAGAAGATTAAAAAGCAAGAGAAAAAAAAGTAATATCTTTGTAACATAAATAATAAATATGAAAAAGGTAACTAAAAAGACAGCGTTTGATATCAAAGAGGCAAGCAACCAAAAGCTTAAGCCTGGAGCTCGTAAGCACTATGCAGAAAATGCACAAGCTGCTATGAAAAACCAAATGAAGAAAAAGAAATAACATGGGAGTTTTAAACTACACACAAGCAGGGCGTGCCGCTGCCGTTACCCCGTCTAACACAGATAATATTCCTAGCGTATCAGGAGGAGAGAACACAGGATGTACTCTTTACACTGGATCAGGTGGGATTATTAAATTGATGACAATTGGTGGCGACATCGTTACATTCAATGCTGTTCCTGCTGGACAGATTTTACAGGTAAAAGTTTTGCGTGTTTACGCAGAAGTAACAACTGCAACAGGAATTGTCGCTCTTTGGTAAATGAACGAATCAGATTTGAAATTAGGAGTAATTAATCTTGTGGCATTTGCAATGTCATTTTCTAATCTTGAGTCTTGGTTCAAGGTTATCTTACTTGGTGTGACCATAGGCTACACAATTACAAAGTGGGTAATGTTGCTAAAAAAGAAAAATGAACCAATCGAAGATAAGTGATTTCTTAAAATCTAAAGGCGAATATTCACACACGAGACTCATTTCTATAATTGGGTCTTTTGTTGTTTTTGGGGCTTTCCTATATAACCCATCTAATAATGGTTTGCAAGATTTAATGGCCATTATTATCTCGGGTTCTTTAATTAACGCAACAGCATCTAAATTTTCTAAAAATGAAACTATCAGAACACCTGAGTCTAGCAGAAGTAACGAGGTCTGAGTATGCTAAAAGAAATGGTATTAATAATATGCCTAATGCAGAGCATACTGAAAATTTAATCGAATTGGCTCAAAAGATATTTGAGCCAATTAGGAAACATTTTAACAAGCCAATTTATATATCAAGTGGTTATAGATGCAAAGCATTAAACACAGCTATTGGTGGAGCTAAGAATTCTCAGCACATGAAAGGTGAGGCGTTGGATATCGACCAGGGGAATAGAAAGGAGAATATGGAGATTTTTGATTTCATCAAAAATAATTTAGAGTTTGATCAGCTCATCAACGAGTTTGGTTATGACTGGATACACGTGTCTTATAACACAAGTGGCAAGCAAGCCAAGCAAGTATTAGATGCTATCAAAGAAGGAAAGATAACTAGATATATTACACATAAATGAAAAATCTAATATTCATATTGTCGATTTTATTAATTGTATCTTGCAAACCGTTACAAAATGCAACGGTTACAAAAGAAATTGTTCGAATTGATACGATACGTGATTACAAAGTAATTACAAAATTTAACGCAGTACATGACACGCTAACTATTGAAAATCCGTGCGATTCTTCTGGCATTTTAACGAACTTTTATAGTCGAATTAGAATACCACAAGGTAAGGTAGTAGTTCGTTCAGTACAGGGCAAGATTCAGGCCACAGTAGATATTGATTCGATTGAGTCAGTATACCGTGAAAAGTATCGTAATAAACAATTATCTAATGTTACAAATTCTGCAAAAATTGTAACAAAAAATGAAATACCTAAATGGGTCATTTGGTTTATGGCTATAAGTGGTATTTTGTCTTTTTTATATATTAGAGAGAAAGTTAGTATTTTTGTAAAATAACTACCAAAAGATAATAGATGGCACGTATAAGTACATACAGTTTAGATACCAATGTAACAGGTTTAGACCGGTGGATTGGAACGGATTGGGAAAACGATAAAATAACCAAAAACTTTACAGCCGATGCTGTTGCTGCTTATTTAAACAATGTATCTTTAATTGATACTGGTCAATTTGCGTGGAACTATACTCCATACTCTAGCACACAAATCCAATCATCTAAAACATTTGCAAAGGTTGGATATGGTGCAAACACAATTAATATTAATAATTTAGGTGGTACAATTAGTGTATCTTATCTAACATTAGCAGGAACTGTACCTGGTACTTATATCCAACAACAATGGGTTAATAAAATTATATTAGTTCATAGCCCTGGACAGCCAAGCATCTATGCTCTTTATCGTGTTGACAGTGTTACTCAAGATGGTAATTATTATTTATTGAATTTGTATTTAATACAAGGAGTATCTTCCAATATTAACGCAAATGCATCATTGAGTTTTGGTTTATTCTCAGGAGTTTCTGGTTCATCAGGTTCTAGTGGAACTTCAGGAACAAGAGGTACATCGGGAACTTCAGGAACCACAGGTACTTCAGGGACTTCAGGAACCACAGGTACTTCTGGAACGTCAGGAACTAGTGGTACAACAGGAACTTCAGGTACTTCTGGGACTAGTGGTACATCAGCTACCTCGGGAACGTCAGGAACTAGTGGAACTTCGGGAACGTCAGGAACCAATGGTACAGGTGGAACGTCAGGTACTTCTGCAACATCTGGAACTAGTGGAACGTCCGGTACGACAGGAACGTCAGGAACATCCGGTTTTACGGGAGATAAATACTATACCACTTCTACTTCAACGTTTACTCTTGGAAGTGCAGGTACAATTACAGTTGGATTAGGTTTATCTTATACTCCTGCACAATCTATTATTGTAGTTTATAATTCAAGTAATTTCCAAGAATGTGAGGTTATTTCTTATAATGGATCGACTGGATCTTTACAATTTGCAGCACCTACACGTACTGTTGGTGGCGGAACATATTCACAATGGATAGTCAATCTAGATGGAGCTAGTGGTGGTGACGGATCTTCAGGTACTTCAGGTACTTCAGGTACTTCATCAACATCAGGAACATCAGGTACTACAGGTACTTCGGGATCATCAGGATCTTCAGGTTCTTCAGGTATAGATGGAACTTTTGGTACATCAGGTACATCAGGAACTAGCGGTACAGCAGGTACGACAGGTACATCAGGAACTAGCGGTACATCTGCAACAGCAGGTACTAGCGGTTCTTCAGGTACTACAGGAACATCAGGTACTACAGGTACTAGTGGTTCTTCAGGAACATCTGCAACGAGTGGTTCTTCGGGAACATCTGCTGTAGATGGTACTTCAGGAACATCAGGAGTTGATGGAACATCAGGTACTTCGGGCACAAGTGGCACATCAGGAACATCTGGTTCTGCAGGTACATCAGGGCGTAATGGTATTGACGGATCATCTGGAGCGGCTGTGTCTAACTGGTATGCATCATTCTCTAGCTCACAAACTCAAATTGTTGCTGGAGCAAATATACCAACTCCTATAACATATAATACTGTAGAGATATCTAATGGTATTACAGCAAGTGGATCACAAATACAGGTTCAGCATGCAGGTGTTTATGAGATAGGATACTCATTGCAAATAGAAAAAACTCAGGGTACTAACTCTGAGGTAGATATTTGGTTGAGAAAAAATGGATCTGATATTTTAAGAACAGATTCTATTTTAGGTATTGTATCTAACTCATCAACATCGCTTCCATACGTATCTGTAATTACTGATTTAGCGACAAATGATTATTTAGAGATTATATTTTATTCAGATAGTGAGCATGTTCAAATAACAGCTGTACCTGCACAGACTACTCCTGTTGCTATTCCTGCTGCACCATCTATTATTACAAATATTAAGCAAGTTGGTGTATCAGTAGCTTCTACATCAGGTACTAGCGGAACTACAGGAACATCAGGTACGTCTGCAACATCAGGTACAAGTGGTACTTCGTCTACATCGGGTACTTCAGGTACGTCAGGTACAACTGGTACATCAGGTACATCAGGAAACTCAGGAGACAGATACGCTACTACATCTGTTACAGCATTTACATTAGGTAGTGCAGGAACAATTACAGTTGGTGTTGGTTTGTCATATACCGTTGCTCAGTCTATTATCGTTGTTTATGATGCTAATAACTTCCAGGAATGCGAGGTTGTTGCTTATAATCCTTTAACAGGTTCATTACAATTTTCAGCACCATTTAGAACAGTTGGATCTGGAACATATACATCTTGGATAATTAACTTAGACGGTGCTAGTGGAGGTGACGGATCATCGGGTACAAGTGGTACATCCGGTTCATCTGCTACTTCAGGTACGTCAGGTACAACAGGAACAAGTGGAAGTTCTGGTACTTCAGGAACAAATGGAGCTTCAGGTCCAACAGGTCCAACAGGAGCAGCTGCAACTATTGCAGTTGGAACTACTACTACAGGAGCAGCAGGAACTAACGCTTCTGTTACAAATAGTGGCACAAGTTCAGCGGCAGTATTTAACTTTACAATCCCAAGAGGTAATACAGGTAACACAGGACCAACAGGTTCTCCAGGTCCTACAGGTCCTTCAGGTGGCCCAGGTCCTACAGGTCCTACAGGAGCTACTGGACCTACAGGTCCTACAGGTCCTACGGGTCCTTCAGGTGGTTCGTCTACACATACAGTTTCTCGTGCTCATAATATAAATACTAGTTGGTCTGGAGCAGGACAAGTTGCTATTTACCAAGGTGATTTACAAGGAGGAGGTACTTATGTTTGTACTGTTTATTTTGCAACTAACAATGGTAACTGGGGTGTATCTGTTTCATTTATGTTCTGCCCTTTTGCTACTACATATGGATGGGGAACAGCTGGTTGGGAGTATTCAGGTTTATTTTCAGGCGCAAGTACATCTTTTGATTGGATACGTTTTATATCTGAATCAAATGGTGGAGCATCATCAGGTATTAGATTAGCAATGGGTTATCAATTGACTGACAAAGGAGGAACTTTATATATTACTTGTAGAAGAATATTTTAAACAAATAAAATTATGGCTTACATTTTTCAATGGGACATCTTAGAAACGGAAGTGAATAGTGCTGATGCTGCATTCCCAGATACAATTAAAAGAATAAAATTTGCTATCATTACATATGACGTAGAGTCACAAGGAGATGAAACAACATTTATTATGAAAGATGTTTTTCTGCCAAATCCAACCGAGGAACATTTTATACCATTCAATCAGCTAAAACATTCTGATTTTGTCAATTTTATTATAAATACTTGTGGCACTTCAAATGTTGAGTATATGAAGAACAGTATGCTTGCTGAATTAGAGGAAAGAAAAAATAAAAAAATAATTAAATCTGAGATAAAGTCACCTTGGTTAAATTATGATGTTGTTATTCAAGAAAATATTCCTACATTTAAAAATGAATTAGAATACTTAATGTATAAAAATGATCAAAACTCTACTATTTGAAGCTGAATCTAATATAGATCAAACCAATTATTATACTTTTACTAATGCATTTTCTAATGAAGAAATAGAGTGGGTTCAGAATCTTGCAAATTTGTATGATTACCACAATGCTGAAACAGTAGGAAATTCTGATGATTCAATTAGAAAATCAAGAGTTAAATGGATTCATCACGACATAAAATCACATTGGCTTTATGAGAAGCTAATTAAAATGTGTGAAGAAGCAAATAATGCCCTTTGGAAATTTAACTTACATGGAGTAATTGATTCAATTCAATTTACTGAATATGAAGAAAATGGAGGTCATTATGATTGGCATATCGATATAGGCCCAGCTCCAATAAATCATAGAAAAATATCTATGGTTGTTCAATTGTCGGAAGCAGATAGTTATGAAGGAGGAGAGTTGGTTTTATGGAATGGACAAACTCCTGTTTTAGCTCCTAAAGGTATTGGAAATGTTATGATATTCCCATCCTTTCTGATGCATAAGGTAACACCAATGGAAAAGGGAACTAGAAAAAGTTTAGTATTGTGGATTGGTGGAGGAAGTTATAAATAATACTTAATAGCAGATATAATATCAATAGCAGTAATACTCCTTTGGCACTCAAAATGCTTAGGAGTATTTTTGTTTACAGGGCACCAATCCCAGTCTCCTTTGTCGAATTTATATTCATTGCTATTCCAACATCCGTGGCAAACTTTTTTGTTAGTAATTCTAATGCAATCAAACTCGTGATCATCTTTAGTAAAATTACTTATCATTACAACTTGCTTGTCTAATGCCCATGCAAGCCAACTAAGTCCACTTGATAAACCAATAAAAAATTCACTATTATAAATAACGCTCATTGTATTTTCAATGCTAACGTTGTCAATCTTCTCGCAATTATCAAATGGGTTATCTTCCTTAGATACATTAATCACCTTGTATCCACATGCGTGTAAATAATTTATTGTTTCTTGCCAAGCTTCTCTAGTCCAAAACTTGCATCCTGATGTTGAGTTTGTTGCAATCGTAACATACTTTCCATAAGTATTTTTACGCTTCTTAAACTTTATCCGTGGCTTTAGTTCTTCAAAATCTAAACCTAATATATTAGTAATCGTTTCTTGCAGTCTTACTGTGTTAGGCATTAAAGGCTCTTTATTCGAATCATAAAACCAGCCTATATTATATTGGCCATATATCCCATCAACAACAGTACCTGGTTCAACAAATTCTAACTCAGGGTAGTTGAATAACTTATTCCAGAATGTTGAAATTACCACATGGCATTCGTGTTTTTCTTTAAATGCTAATACATAAGGTATCCATGCAAGTGTGTCTCCAAGTGACGACGATTCAAATGATATTAATACCTTCTTGTCTTTGTATGACAGCGTGCTCTCGTACACGAGATCATCATTCTCAAATACTTTAGTTGTCCATTCGGTAAAATATTTCCGATTTAACTTAACCCAAGAGTTGGACTTAATTGTATTCTCGTAGTGGCATTTTCCTTTCTCATCAAAAAACTGAACTTTAAAATCAAATTCTACAGGCGACTTAAGTTCTAAGTATGGACCATCAATAAAGTTTTGTATTAATGTCACATCTTGGTCCTCTTTCTTATTATTCAATGTATGCTTGTAGAAGCCTAAATATTCAATGCCAAATATCTCTGTTGTCTCGTATTTTGGTTTCTCGTAGTTTGCCTTTATTGTTCTAAGGTCCGTGTCAATAGGCTGTATATACTTATCGTACATACCGCAGTATTGTGGCAAGTTGTGAGCAATGATTGGTAAGCCATAACTAATCGCTTCTCTCAGCACAAGTGGATTGCATTCCCATGTAGAATTAAACATAAAGATGTCAGCACCAAACATAAAGTTTGATACATCCTCTCTTTCTCCATGCACAATTACATTCTTTGGTAAGTCTTTCATTAAAGGCTCCCAATAGTGCTGAAAGTTACCTGCTTGATTGCCAACAAAGTGAAACGTAAAATCAGGATACTTTCTAGCTATCTCGATACCTTCTGCTTGGTTCTTGCCTGGTGTCCATAGTCCAACATTTAACACGTTTTTTCCCGTTGGTAGAATAGTTCTTTCTTTACTATCAATTGGATAATTAATGACTTGCTTGTAAGATGGTAAACTCTCAAAAGTCTTGTAATGATATGGCGTGCAGAATGCATAAGAGTCAGGATGGAACAATGTCTCTTTGATAGGATCAAATGCAATGTCATGACAAGTCTCTACTATTCTATAGTCTCTGTTATTACTATACAACTTAGCCATGATGCTATGGTCAAATCGTTCAGCAGGCTCATGCAAATGAATAATATCAGGCTTGAAGTCACTTATCGCTTTGAACAGCAATGTATTATCCTCGAATAGAGTAGTAAAGTTCTTGCCTACAATTTCTTTTATCTTATTACGCTGAACGACATAGTCTAAACTGTAACATTGATATTCAACAACATATGGTATAATCTTTCCATCTAAAGCTTCTAATGTCTTAAGTACAAATGCAGGCATACCCCCCGTTGAAAGGTGTGGTACTAAATACATTACTTTAATTGGATTAATCATATCTATCATTTTATTGTATTTCTTTTCTCCGTGGTAGAAGAGTAGTCGTTCTTTGTATGCAGGTATCCGAACCCAACTAGCCATCATGTAGTCTGACCCTGTGAATATGTCCATGCTGTTTACTCTGTCTACCATGTCCTTCTTACCATTCACATAGATATATGGCAACCCATCATGAAAGTTATACTTCCAAAGTAATACGTTTAATATTGTCTCCTCATTATACGCAGCATAGTAGTCGTTGTTTTCAAGTATCTGTGGATGCATACACATGTCGTACCACTCTTTAAGGAAGTCTATGCAGTTTCTATTTGCAACAAAGTATCCTGTTTGTCTGTATCGTTCTCGAACGTATTGATTGACACCAAATAACTCGCATGCAGGATGCTCAAGTGTTGTACTCAGGTCATCTTTACTTTCAGCCCCTCCCCTGTCGCCCACATGCAAGTAATCATAGATACCCTCCACAAAGTAGGGGATAGGTGATGACTCATTGAACATATTAAAAATAGTTGATGCATATTTAGTTGCAACTGAATCAGAGTCTACATAGGCAACTGTTTCTGCATACTTTAAAGCATCAGCAACTACAAGTGGTCTTTGAATTAAAATTTTATAAATGTCTAGACTTGTACGGTCTATGTATTCTTTTTGATCTGGATTTATAGCATCGCAATCCCATCTGATAGTAAAGGTTGCATTCTTAATCTGCCTATCCGAGTTTAGCATATATACTAGCGTTGGAATGCTAGTATGGTAGTTTAATGATTCTACGCATGCTTCTATTGTTTCTGCGTATGATTCAGTTGCGTATAATACATATGCTTGCTTCATAATCCAAATTTAATTAATATTGTATCAAAACACAATCTAAATGAACATAGAAGTTAGTATTGGAGAAGCATTAGATAAGTTATCTATCCTAGGAATTAAAATGGAAAAGATAAAGGATGAAGCTAAGTTAGAGAATGTATCAAAAGAATACTACATGATTCTTGATTTAGTTGAAGAAGATATGCTTCAAGATGAGCTATATGATAAACTTAAGTTTGTTAATAGAAGACTATGGGAGATTGAGGATGAGATCAGAGTTTGTGAGAAACACGGAGACTTTAATTTAAATTTTATTAGACTAGCACGTGCTGTGTACCACAGAAACGATGAGCGTGCGGATCTTAAAAAGCAAATTAATTTAAAATACAATTCTAATATAATTGAAGAAAAACATTATCAAGGATATTAGTAAAAGAAAATTGTTAATTTTACGGAATAAATAAATAAAATAAAAATGAACAAATTAGAAGAAGAAGAATTAGAGCGTTTAAATAATGCAACAAAATCATTGCGTGATGCACGTACAATGATTGCTGATATAGAAATCTCATTATATCGTTTAGAATCAAAAAAGAAATCAGTTCTATTTAATGCAGAACAAGCAGCTGAGGAGTTAAATAACATCCAAGGTGAGCTTCAAGCAAAATACGGTAACGTATTAATTGATACTCAGACAGGAGAGATAAAAGAAGATAACCATGATAATTCGTAAATTATCTGTTGGCGTTGACTACAAGTCATCAATGAATTATATTACCGGTCAGTCAGTTCTGAACGGCAATTATGTTATTCACTTAATTAAGATAACGGATGCTGGCTCCTATCAGATTTTTATTGAACAAGATAAAGAAATTGTTCTATGGAAAGAGATAGGTAGCACAGTTCCAGTATCGGTAGAGTACAACATAGAATTCTAATAAAATGAAGTCTCCTTTTTATTTTGTCGTCAAATCAAGAGACGGCAAACGCTACGACAATGAGCGTAACGGAATTATCATTTCTACTTCTAAAGAGGACCACCTAGCAACAATGCGTGAGGCTGTTGTCATCTCTACTCCTATTGGATATGAAGGTCCGATAGAGCCAGGCGATATGGTGCTTGTTCATCACAACACTTTCCGTATTTACTACGACATGCGTGGTAGAGAAAAGTCATCATGGAATTACTTTATGGATGACTTGTTTTTTATTGATGACCCATATGCTTACAAAAAAACAGATGGCACATGGAAAGGAATTGGCAGATATGTATTTGTTTCTCCTGTTGAGAACGACTACACTGGCATTACCACTGTTGACACGGAAAAGCCTCTTGTAGGCACGATTAAGTTTGCAAATGAAGAAGTACTTAGCCTAGGCATAAACGAGGGCGACACGGTCATATTTGAGCCTGAATCAGAGTATCCTTTTTATGTGGACGGAGAGAAAGTTTATCGAATGTATACCAAGAATATAACAATCAAATTAAATGAACAAGATAACGGACTTAAAGAAACGCATAATTGATTCTGGGTATAAAGCCGTTGAAGAATTAATTAAGGTTGCAGAAGAAAAGATTGTAACGCATGCTGAGGATGACCTTAGTGCTGATAAGTTAAAGAATGCCGCTCAAGCAAAGAAGCTCGCCATCATGGATGCGTTCGAGATTCTTAAGCGTGTAGAAGAAGAGAATAATATCATTGAAGGCGTAGTTAATAACCAAGTCAATACAAACAGAGGGTTTGCAGAATCTAGAGCTAAAAGCAAATAATTATGGAAGTCTTTGTTGTTGACAATACAATTAATGATATAGATTCTTATGTTTCTGAAATTTTATCAGGTCAATTTATAGACGTGGTTGCAGGGGATAGTATTTTTAAAGGTATACAACCAAGAGAATTTGATTCTTTAGCATCCATAATAAATGATAAATTCCCTGATTATCAGATAACATATAATTTTATTAGACAATCTCCTAAAGGTCAAATAGAACCTAACTTTATTCATACAGATGATATGATGGGAGATAAGACAGCAATATTGTATTTAAATAAAAAAGAAAATAAACTTGACGGAACTACATTGTATGACAATGATAATAATCCAATATTAATAGTTAATGCTAAATACAATAGATTATTTGTATTTGATGCTGAAGTTCCGCACGCTAGAAATATATACGAGAACTTTGGAAGCGGAGATGAGTCAAGATTAATTCAGGTTATTTTCATGAAAAAGAAATAATGAGTTTACACAAACTTCTTGTTGATGTTATACCACAGAAAGTTCTTGATAAAAAGAACGCTAAGAATCAGTGGGAGTATGGATGGGATCCTGAATATGATATTGTTATTATATCTAAAGACGGTACCGTTGGAGACATCTATGAGATACAAGGCTTGAAAGTTGCTCTTCCACAGACTCCTAATAAAGTTGACTACAAAGGCAACAAGTGGGAGTATACTGAATTGCCTAAAGAACTATCTCGCATCAAGACAATCTTTGATTGGAACCGACGTGATAATTCTTTTAAGAATCAATGGGTTGACTTTATCGAGCAAGAATTTGATCGACGTGAACTTGGCTATTGGTTCATCAACAATAAGGTAAAAACTTACATTACAGGTCACCATTACATGTACCTACAATGGAGCAAGACTGACGTAGGCCATCCTGACTTCCGTGAGTCGAATAGAATATTCTTTCTGTTTTGGGAAGCATGTCGTGCAGATCCAAGATGTTTTGGGATGTGTTACCTAAAGAACCGTCGTTCTGGATTTTCGTTTATGGCCTCCTCGGTATCAGTTGATATTGCTACTCTTGCAAAGGATGCACGTATTGGTATGGTCTCTAAGACAGGACCAGATGCTAAGAAAATGTTTACTGATAAGGTTGTTCCAATTGCCAACAACTACCCATTCTTCTTTCAGCCCGTACGTGATGGTATGACCACACCAAAGACTGAACTTGCCTTCCGTGTACCTGCTTCTAAGATTACACGTAAGAACATGGACCAAGAGCAAGATGAAGAAATAGACGGACTAGATACATCGATTGACTGGCGTAACACAGCAGACAACTCGTACGATGGTGAGAAGCTTAGATTCTTAATTGAGGACGAGGCTGCCAAGTTAGAGAAACCAATGAACATCGAGAATGGGTGGCGTATTCGTAAGACTTGTCTTCGACTAGGAGCAAGGATTATTGGTAAGTGTATGATGGGATCAACATCCAATGCACTAGATAAAGGTGGAGAAAATTATAAAAGATTATATGAAGATTCTAATGTTAGGAAACGCAATAAGAACGGGCAGACTCTTTCGGGTCTGTATGCTTTATTTATACCGATGGAGTATAATTTTGAGGGATATATTGATGAGTACGGCCACGCTGTACTAGATACTCCTGAGAAGCCAGTTCGTTCAGCTGAAGGAACATGGATTACCCAAGGTGTTATTGAGTATTGGAACAATGAGGTTGCATCATTAAAGTCAAATCCTGATGCGCTTAATGAATTCTATAGACAGTTCCCTAGGACAGAGTCTCACGCTTTTCGTGATGTGACTAATTCATCTATTTATAACTTAACCAAAATATATCAGCAGATAGATTACAACGATGGCATGATAGCTGATCGTGTACTAACGAGAGGATTTTTTCACTGGAAAAATGGTGAGAAGGATACAGAGGTTATTTGGACACCCGACAAGAGCGGTCGGTTTATCGTGTCCTGGATTCCAGATATTGCAATGCGTAATAACTATATAACTAAAAATGGAATCAAATATCCTCTCAATGAACACGTTGGTGCTTTTGGATGTGACCCTTATGATATTTCGGGTGCTACTTTTGGTGGGTCGAATGGTGCTCTTCATGGTCTCACTAAGTTTAATATGGAGAATGCTCCGTCAAATGCGTTCTTCTTAGAGTACGTTGCTCGTCCACAGACTGCAGAGATATTCTTTGAAGAGGTACTTATGGCTTGTGTATTCTATGGCATGCCCATACTTGCAGAGAATAACAAAGCACGTCTACTCTATCACTTTAAGAATAGAGGCTATCGTGGTTTTTCTATGAATAGACCCGATAAGCATAAAGCAAAATTGTCTTTCACTGAACTTGAGATTGGTGGAATACCGTCTTCAAGTGAAGACATGAAGCAAGCGCACGCAGCAGGTATCGGAACTTACATTGAGAAATATGTAGGATACGATTTAGAAGGTACATACCGAAACCCAGATGAGATAGGTAATATGCCATTCAATAGAACTCTTTTAGATTGGTCTAAATTTAACGTGAACGATAGAACGAAGTATGATGCTTCGATTAGTTCTGGTTTAGCGATTATGGCAAACCAAAAGCATATTTATATGCCGATAAAAAAAGAGTCAAAAATAAGCATTAAATTTGCAAGATACGATAACAGCGGTTCAGCGAGTAGACTGAAAATAATATGAACGACCCTTTAATAATGATTAATCCGACCAACTTTCCGACACAGTTGGCGACAGATGCAGAAAAAGCTTCTAAAGAATTCGGATTAAAAGTAGGACAAAGTATCATGTGGGAATGGTTTGCCAAGACAGGTAATAACTGTCGATACTATTCTCAATGGATTGATTTTCATCGCATTAGATTATATGCTCGTGGAGAACAACCAATAGCAAAATACAAAGATCAATTCCAAGTAGATGGGGATATGTCACATATCAACCTAGACTGGACTCCTGTTCCCATCATCCCTAAGTTTGTTGATATCGTTGTTAATGGGATGAATGACCGTCTTTTTGAGGTTAAGGCATATGCGCAAGATGCAATGTCTATCGAAAAAAAGAGCAAGCATCAGGAAATGGTTGAGGCAAATATGCTATCAAAAGATGTTCTGATGCAAATCAAAGAGCAGTTCGGAGTAGATACTTTTGATGTTAATCCTGATGAGTTACCGGCTAATGAAGAAGAGTTGAGCTTATACATGCAACTCAAATATAAGCCTGCTATTGAGATTGCAGAAGAGGAAGCCATTAATACAATTTTAGATTTAAATCATTATAATGATGTTAGGAAAATGGTTGACTACGATATCACTACAATTGGTATCGGTATGGTTAAGCATTCATTTGTACCTGGAACTGGAGTAAAAGTAGAATATGTGGACCCTGCAAATATGGTATATAGTTACACGGAGTCACCAACTTTTGACGACTGTTTCTATTTTGGCGAAGTTAAGCAAGTACCTATTACTGAACTTATTAAAATCAAACCTGACATTACTAATGAAGAGCTTGCGGAAATTCAGCAGCTTGGTACAGCTTGGTATAATTACTATGGCGTACTTCGCCCTTATCGTAGCGACCTGTTTAACAGAGACGTTGTTACTTTATTGTATTTCAATTATAAGACTGATAAAACGTATGTCTACAAAAAGAAATACACGGAAAACGGAGGAACAAGAGTAATTGAGAAAGATGAAAACTTCCAAGTTCCAGAAGGAATGGAAGAGCGTTTCGAGCGTATTGAAAAACGTATTGATGTTTGGTACGAAGGTGTTATGGTTATGGGATCAAGTTACCTATTAAAATGGGAGCTTGCTAAGAATATGGTTCGCCCTAAGTCTGCATCTCAGTATGCTTTGCCTCAGTATATTGCTGTTGCACCACGTATGTACAAAGGAGTTATTGAGTCATTGACTCGTCGTATGATTCCGTTTGCTGACTTGATTCAATTAACTCACTTAAAATTACAACAAGTATTACAACGTGTTGTACCTGATGGTGTTTACATTGATGCTGATGGTATCAACGAGGTTGACTTGGGTACAGGAGCAGCATACAATCCAGAGGATGCATTAAGATTATATTTCCAAACGGGTAGTGTTATTGGACGTAGTTCAACTGTCGATGGTGAATTTAACCATGGTAAGATACCTATCCAAGAACTTAATACCAATAGTGGACAAGCTAAGATTACTGCGTTGATTAATGCATACAATCAATACTTGTCAATGATTAGAGATGTAACAGGATTGAACGAAGCTAGAGATGCTTCCTCTCCAAATCCTGATGCATTAGTTGGCGTACAAAAACTTGCTGCGTTAAACTCTAACACAGCGACACGTCATATCTTAGAAGGAAGTTTATTTATTACTCGTCGCTTATCTGAGGCTTTGTCATGTCGTGTGGCTGACATCTTAGAGTATTCTGATTTTAAAGAACAATTTACTTTACAGATTGGTAAGTTTGCTGTAGGTATTCTTGATGAAATCAAAGAATTATACATGTATGACTTTGGTGTATTTATTGAGGTATCTCCAGACGAGGATCAGAAAGCACAACTTGAGGCTAACATTCAGATGGCTTTACAGCGTGATCAGATTAGTCTAGAGGATGCGATTGATATTCGTCAGATGAAGAATCTTAAACTTGCTAATGAGTTGCTTAAGTTTAAGCGTAAGCAGAAGCAGAAGCAAGACATGGAGCAAGAGCAGGCTAAAATTGAAATGCAAACTCAAGGTAACATCCAGTCATCTCAAGCATCTGCACAAGCAGCATTACAAAAAGTTCAAGCTGAGGCTGGTGCTAAAGCACAACTTGCTCAAGCACAAATGCAGTTTGATATTCAACGCATGCAAGCTGAGGCTCAAATCAAAGAGCAGTTGATGCAGAAAGAGTTTGAATTCAATATGCAACTCAAAGGAATGGAGGTCGAGAGGATAAAACAACTTGACATGGATAAGGAAAAGGCTAAGGATAACAGAACAAAACTACAAGCCACACAGCAGTCAAAATTGATTGAACAACGTCAAAAAGACTTACCTGCCATGAACTTTGAGTCTGATGAAGATTCGCTTGATGGCTTCAGTTTAGAGGAGTTTAATCCAAGATAAATTTATTTATTACTTTTGTGCAAATTAAATTAAATAATAATGGAAAATTTTCAAGTAAAACTGGTAGACTTTGAAGAGAAGTCTGTCCAAGAAGTAGAAGAAAATCTACTTAAAGTACATGAGGAAAAAACAGGTATCCCTCAAATTGAGGAGCAAGAAACCTTAAAAGTAGAAATCCCTGCTGAACCCGACACAGCAAATGATTTCAAAGGAGAAGAGCAATCGACTCCACCTGCGCCATCATTTGATGACGAAGACGTTCTTTCATATATTAGAAGCAAGTATAATAAAGAAGTTGATACTATCGACGACTTGTTTAAACCAGTTGAGGCACCTCAGGAATTATTACCTGAAGATGTATCAGCTTTTTTAAAGTTCAAGAAAGAAACAGGTCGTGGGTTAGAAGACTTCTATCGTGTTAATCAAGATTTTTCAAATGAGAAACCGGAGCGTTTATTAGCTACGTATTTAAAAGAGATGAATCCTGAGTTAGACGATGAAGATATCCAATATGAAATGGCTGATAGATTTGGCTATGATGAGGAGATGGATGACGAGCGTGATATCAAGAAGAAAAAACTTGCATTTAAAAAAGAGCTAACTAAGGCATCGAAGTATTTTGATGAACAGAAAGAGAAGTATAGAACGCCACTCGAGTCGATTGGCACATCGTCTATCTCTCAAGAAGATCAGCAAGCTTTGGAGTCTTATAAGCAATACGTAAGCCAAGCAACTGCACAACAGCAGGAGCAGGCTAAGAAATCTGAATACTTTGTTCAGAAGACTAATGAATTATTCAACAATGAATTTGAAGGTTTCAAGTTCGGTATTGGTGATAAGGATTTGTCTTGGAAACCTAGTAATCCAGAAGACTTAAAAAACAAGCAACTAGACATATCTAAATTCTTCAATAATTTTATTGATGAAAAAGGATATATCAAAGATGCTAAGTCGTATCACAAGACAATGGCAGTTGCTATGAACCCTGACTCTTTTGCAAAGTTCTTTTACGAACAAGGCAAATCTGATGCAATAGATGAATCTGCAAAGCAGAGCAAAAATATTGATATGGGTAGCGTTCGTACAACAGGGCAACCACTAGATAAAGGAGGATTTAAAGTAACATCATTGGACAGCGATCACGGCAATAGATTAAAAATTAGAAAACTTTAAAAAACAAAAACAAAAAAAATGGCTGGATCAGTTCAAAGTACCCCAGGCTTTGCTTTACAACCGTCAGCGGTAAAAGCTACATTGCCTACAAACTACATCACTAACTTCGACTTCATGAATCAGTATCTTCCAGATACTTATGAGAAGGAATTCGAGCGTTATGGTAATCGCTCTATTGCATCTTTCTTACGTTTAGTAGGAGCTGAGATGCCGTCTAACTCTGACTTAATCAAATGGGCAGAGCAAGGACGTTTACACACAAAATATGTTAACGTAACAACTACAGCTGTAGCTGGATCTGATACTGCAACATGGACTGTGAATGACTCTAACGTAACTGTTAACTTCCGTGTTAACCAAACAGTTTTCTTGTCAGCTAACTCTGGTTCTGCTTCTGACAAAGCTGTTATCACTGCAGTTAACTCTACTAACGACACTTTCACTGTAG